TGTCACCGTCGGTGGATAACCTGTTAAAAATAGCCGCTGTATTTGCCTGGCGCGTACTCCAGAGATATCCGTCAGATAAACCAGAGCCAGTAGCTGATGCACTGTTACCTGCATAGAATGTAGAACCTACAAATAATGAACCAGCGCTGTCTATGCGTGCTGCTTCTGAGCCGCCATTATTAAAAGTAATTACATCAGAACCCGGAAAATTAATTGAAGTATTAGTGTCATTCTGACCTGCAATGAATGATGCATAAGCACCTGCTGATAGGTAAAGGTCTTTGAAGCGTTCGGTGTTTCGCCCTAAACTGCAAACGCCGTCTGTTTGAACGCCACTGCCGTCTGTTGGGTCTATCCGATTAGTTGCGCCTGTTAGTCCTGCTCCGTTGGTTCGTGGGTCAAGAATAATAGTGGAAACTAAATTTGAGCGAGACTCAATACTACCTACGACGTTGCCGTTAAATCTAAACTCTGCAATAGTTCCATTGCTGTCCATACGATTAATGAAAAGACCTGCGTTACCTGACCTAGCCATTTGTATATGGTCGGGAGCAACCATTACACCCTCGGCACCTCCAGCGCCGTTAGCAGCTAAACTAGTATCAGTAGTACCCACCAACAGGTTGCCAGAGGAGTCGAGCCTCATACTTTCTATGTCGTTAGTCTTAAAAACTAAAGGATACGCGCCAGTTCCTGTTAATCGGTGTTCTGAACTACCCGAATGAGTCTGCAAAATAAGGTTTGAAGATAAACCAGTGTCTTCTAGTTTAAGTGTAGGAAATGTTGCTCTTGAAATGTGTAGCGCATCACTAGGCGAATCAGTACCAATACCAACACGGCTATTGGCCATATCAACATGAATCGTATCATCAACCTGAACAGATCTATTAGAAGAATTACCTACAAATATCTTACCTTCATCAAGATTAGGAGTAGCATTAGCTCTACCCGCACCGGTAATGTCAATAGAACCAGTTGATGGATGAACCTTGGTAATCTTTGCTATCTGTTGAACTAGAGATGCAGAACCGCTTGGAGGTACATCAGTCATTTCCCCTGGAATAGTTGATACATATAATGGAGAACCTTCAGTCCAACCATTTATATTGGTTGTCAAGTTACTCATAATACCAAAACTGTAAATATCAACTGGCACATTAATAGATACAGTTTCAGCGGCAACACCAAATGCCGGCATTAGAGAAGCATCATTAGCATCGGCTTTAGAAACAACTGTTGTATTACCACTAATACCGGTGATAGTAACAACATCTCCTTTAGATAATGCTTCTCCGGCTTGTGCTTTAAATAAGACAGAACCTCTTAAATCTCCAATAAATTCAGTAGCTTCTACATCCAATCCATCAGCAAGTACAATACCATCGCTTGTACTTTCAAATATTTCTGTTCCACCAATTTGAAACTGAAGATTACCTGTACCAGTATCATTTATGATAGATTTTAAACCATCATGATAAATTTCAAGATCATCATCATCGCCTAATAGAATCTTTTGATTATCAGCAAGATCTAGGTCTGCTGTAACTGTAACATTTGATTTATATGCAGCAATTTGAATTAAGTCACCAGCACTAACAGCAACACTAAATACAACACTCGAACCATTTGTTGCAGTAAAATCAGTTCCGTAATCCAATAAAATACCATTTAGATATACTTGTACTTGAGGGAGGTTAGTTCCTGATCCTGTGTTATAATCTAATGTGTTACTATTTTGATCAGCGCCAGAAAAGGTTGTTTGATTTGCTACTTGGGCTGTATATTCAAACATTTCAAATGATGAATATATTGATCCTGGATCTCCACTCCCAATTTCTATAACAGTGTCAACACCGCCAATAGATTTCTTCATATACGCTTTACCGTCGGCGGTATTAAGCGCTAATTCACCAAGATTTAGATTTGCTGGAAGGGGTATCGCACCTGATACTGCGGAGCGTCTTATACGAATGTCTGTTTGTCTGGCCAATTTTGGCTTCTCCTGTTATCAATCTCTATATAGAGAATTTTATAAAATTAAAAAACTTGTATTTACAAGCTATATAGTTCTATTTATAACAGGAGAAACCTTAGATCAGATTAGTATGTGCCACCATCAATAATAGCAGAAGCAATTGGTACACCAGATGCATTAAATTGCATAACATCACCAAGTGTTCCGGTAACAAAGGCAAGAGCAGTACCCGCAGTATTAGCAATAAATACTCCGTTTCCAGTAAAGCTAGATAAACCAGTACCGCCATGAGTAACTGCAAGGTCGGTGCCAAGTGTTAATGAGCCAGATACATCTAAATTGCCATTTAGATCTAAGTCTGCATTAACTTCAACTTCATTAGTATTTGAATCGAGTACTAACTTACCAGATGTTGTGGTAATTGTTTGATCATCAGCAATAGCAATTGTAATATTGCCAAGAGCTGCACCAGTACCATATACATCACCAAATTGAGCATCACCCCATGGTGTAGTAAAGTTTTCATCAGATGAGTTTGCTTCTGCTGAATCATCTGGCTTAAATACAAACCTTTGTGATTGTATATCAAAACCAAAGAAACCATCAACAACTGCAGTACCATTACCCCACTTAAAGTTAATACCACGATCAATACCATCTGAAGTAACAACTGTTGTGTTATCAGCCAACATTAGAACTGGATCGTCTAGAGTAATAACGCTAGAGTTAACAGAAGTTGTTGTACCATTAACAGTTAGGTTACCACCAACAATAAGATTATTACCAATTTCTACATCATTGGTAAGTGCAACAGTAATTGTATCACCAGTAACAGAAGTTTCAATTTGATTTGTAGTACCAAGTATAGAAAGAGTATCTGTTAGTAGTGAAACGCCATCATCAGTACCAGAATCTGCAGCAATATTAAGAACAGTAGCAATAGTGGTTGTACTTGCCGCTGTTAATCTACCTTGTTGGTCAACTGTAAACGCCGGTATTGTAGTTGCTGATCCATAAGATCCAGGAGTAACCGATGTATCATCAAGATCAATATTTACGTTATTTGCAGTAACTTGAGTAGTAATACCAGTAAGACCGCTAAAGTCTAGAGTTTCTGATAATAAAGCAATTCCATCTGAGCCAGAATCACCTGTAATATTTAATGTTGTTGCTAATGCTGCTGTTCCAGCTGCTGTTAATCTACCCTGTTGGTCAACTGTAAACGTTGGTATCTGAGTTGTAGAACCATAAGATCCTGGGGTAACTATTGTATCATCAAGATCAATACTAAGACTATTACCAGATGCTGCTGTGGTAATACCAGTATCACCAGTAAAAGTAATTGTTTCGCTGTCTAGATCAATTGCGCCGGTTCCAGTATCGCCAGCAAAATCTAAGTCTTGAGCAGTTACAACACTGTCAATATAAGTCTTAGCAGCTAATGCTGTAAGTAGTTGAGAGTTAGAAGCACCAGCAAGAGTTGTAGATGTAGAAATACTTGTAACAACTTGACCAGTGCCACCCGATACTTCAAGAGCAAGAGATCCAATGTTTAAATCTGTTACATGCTTATTAGCATCAACTATAAGAGCTGAGTTTGCTGTTGTAGTACCATGAACATGATCAAGTAGATCAGTAAAGTATTTACCACCAATAATACCTATACCAGTAGCAACTCCACCGGCTTCATTTCCAGTACCAATGTATAATCTATCGCCATTATTTGCTTGTGTACCAGCTACATAAGAGTATGCTAATTCGCCAGTTTTAATATTACTAGGAGCAGCAGTTGTTGCGCCCGTAGTTAAGATTTTAATTCTTGTTAAATTGGCCACTAATATGTGCCTCCTATTATATTCAGATTTTCATTTTCAATCTGAGTTGTAACTTTATATTCTCCGGCAGTGGCGTCATAAATCATCATAACTCCATCACTTTGTCCTGACGCGTTTACATCTGCTAAATCACCAAGACGTAATTCACCGGCTTGGATTTTTACAGTAGTGGCTACAATTTCTTGTTGAGTTTGAGCCTTGCCTTTTAATTTGCCTGTAGTTCTAACTTTAGCTTTTATGCTCATTAACTTGCCCTTGTCACTCCTGGTCTAACTTCTAACTGGCCTTCTACTATTCGAGTAACTTCGCCAGTAACTGTTTTAGTAATTTCTACATCATAGACATAACGACCAGCTTTCATACCATTAGTAGTAATAGCTGATAATTCTATTTTTACAGTACCTCCAATCGCATTATACAATGAGGCTGTAAAACTAGTTGATGTTGAAGACGTGTAAGTTTTTCTTATTTGGCCTTCAACTGTATATCCAGCAAGATCTAAAGCATCTCCACTTGAATCAGTAACATCGATTTCAACTGAAAAGGTAGTACCTTGATCAACTGATAAATTAGAATATATCGCCATTCTATATTTCCTTTCCTTTAGTTATTTATATCTTTTAAGTTTTCGATCTCAGATCTAAGTAATTTATTTTCTTCTTTAAGTTCTTTAATTGCTTCAATAAAGAGAGCAGATAGTTGGTTATAGTCTACAACCTTATGAGTCTCGCCTTCTGTGTTTAAAGTTTCGGTATCTTTAACAGCTGAAGGTAATACATCTTCAACGTTTTGAGCAATTACACCAGCAGATTCTTTACCATCTTTAATCCATTCGAACGTAACACCATCCAATTGACATACTTTATCAAGCGCATTTTCTACTGTCTTGATATTTTCTTTTAATTTAATATCTGAAGAAGTTGAAGTAGAGTATGCAATAATATCAGCGTCTGCGTGGAATGTTCCACCTTCCGACATCCTAAAGTCTTCACTGTTGTTTGTACTAGTACCTAGATAAAAACTTATTTGGTCAGGGCCTGACGAATACGGGACGAAGCGTATATATTGGTCTGTATTACCTACATAAATATTATCCGTTGTGCTGTTTATTCTTTGATCGTCCATCAAACTAATGGTTAGCGTGTCATAGTCTGTATTACCAACAAATTTTATCCCCTCGGCCTGATTTAGATAGAGGGTATCTGTTGGGCCATCTGCTGTCATAATGCCAACATCCTCAACCGATATATAGCTAAATGCATTTTGATTAACATCAGCACTAGCAGAAATGCCATCAAGTTTATTATGATGAGCAACTGACATCACACCTGCCGCAGTACTTGAGGCCTCAAATATTTCAGTATTATTACCAGTACTAGAATTAATACCAACAATAGCAGTACTTGTTGTAACACTTAGGTTAGTACCAGGAGCGCTAATAGTCAGATCATCACCACTTGGAGTTAGAGTAACAATACCACCAGGAACATACTGTATATCATCAGAACCTGTGCCTGATCCTCCAGCCGCTAGTCTATGAATTACGTTAGCGCCATTATCAACAAAGCTGTGAGAATATGTTGTATCACTATCAGTAGCTGAAATAGTAAGCGATGCATCAGTACCTCTTGTTACTGCTACGTTAGCTCCACCGGTAAGTAAAATATATTGTGGGCTTTCAGTACTGCCATCTAATCTTAAGTATGGATCATTATTGCTAAGAACATTTTGTACACATTTAAATGTATATCTTTCATCAGTATTATCAGACGCAGGAATTGTAACAGTTTTTGTCTGTACTCCAGTTACATGACCTCTTGTATTTGATGTAACACCACTAACTGCTGTGAATGTTCCGCCATAAGTAGGAGCAGCTGTGGTTGTTGTATTAGTACGTGCAGTATCTTTATGAGCAAATGTTAGATCAAATGGGTCAGCGTCTGAGCCTGGAGTGATATCAGACCAGTTAATATCAATATCATTACCTTCAACAAACTTCCATTCTTTACCATGACTAATAGTTACTTCAGTACCATCGCCGTCTTCAACTTGGAAAGTTGTTAACTGATTAGTATCGGTATTATCTGAAGCAGGAATTGTAACAGTTTTTGTTTGTACTCCAGTTATGTGACCTTGAGAATTTGATGTAACAGCAGAAATTGCTGTGAATGTTGCGCCATAAGCAGGAGCAGCTGTGGTTGTTGTATTAGTTCTGGCTATATCACTATGGTTAAGAGTAATAGTTTCATTAGTACTTTGGTCAGTTGTAAAATTGCCTCCAAGAGTATTAATTGCAGTACCACCACTTATAGTAATAGTTGCATTATTTGGAACCGAACCAGCGGGCAATGTAAATGGCTTAGTAATTACTTGAGTTACATGGCCTTGAGCATTTACATCAACACCCGATACTACAGAGAACTGACCACTATGTGCAAGTGTTGTGCCGTCGGCCGTTGTATCTGTATGTGATACATTGGAATGATTAATTTGTAATCTATGGCTCTCACCAGTTTCAACAGTAACAAAGTCAGTAGCAATTGCTGTTCCACCATCAATAGCCAATGTTTCATTTCGAGTTATTGTTACAGCACTGTTACTATCATCACGAATTACAAAGCTTGTTTGGTCAGCATTATCAGGGGCATATGACATATTGTGATACGCCATTGCTGTATCACCAATAGATTGCTGCCATCTATTACTTGACTCATTCCACTTTAAGAATGCGTTGGTGTATGATCCACGTTCTACTTCAATACCAGCATCTTCAGTTGGAGCCTGATTCGGATAATCAGAGTTAACAACCATAAAGTTATCAGCAATATTAAGATTAGCAGTATTAACTGAAGTTGTTGTACCAGTAATAGTTAAATTACCTCTGATTCTTAGATCTAGATCATTACCACCATCGCCTATATAAGCAACGCCTTGTAAAGGATTTAATCCAGCAAGCCTTGCTCTTAGATTAGAATCGTTAACGTTAATGTCTGTATTTGTGTCTGTACCGGTAATAGTAATTCTATCTAAAGATTCACTTCCAGTAACTGTTACAGTACCACCACCAACAACTTGAACAAGATCTGACGTACCATCATTTAATCTTATATATGGATTGGCACCATCACCCTGAACATCTAAAGTTGCTGTTCTTTGTGATGAGATATAACCTGGATTAACAAAAGCAACAGTAATGTTATCGCCACTTCTAGTAGTAGTAATATTACTTCCACCAGTAATGTTTACAGTATTTCCAGATGTTACAGCCGAAGTTGTCGAACCATCGCCGATATTCCATGATCCATAATTATCAAATCTTCCATCTAGATCTCTAGTTCCAACTGCAGTAAGATGTCCTCTTGTATCAACTGTGACAGATTCAATTACTATACCATTATCATCACCGCCATATGTTCCATTTAATGCGGTTGCTGGATGACCATAAGATACAGTATTATTTGTAGAACTATAAGTGGTTGTTAAGAATCCATCATCAGCAAAGTTAACAATTCCATTAACATTAATATCAGCTCTCTTAGTTCCTTCAGTATAAAGATCCCAGCCATCCCATCCAAGATTAGCAAGAGTAAGATTTCTTGTAGCAACTGTTGCATTAGCATCAGTAACATGACCAAGAGTATTGGTTGTAATATTAAAGTCTAAATCAGAAATTACTGTAGCACCAGTTAATAGGCCAGTATCGATATTAATATCATCACCAGGATATGTTGGTGGAGTGTAAACATATGATTCAGTTGCTGATGAAATAGCAGTAATATGACCAAATGTATCAAGAGTAATATCTTGAATATAGGTTCTTCCACTGTTATTTACAGAAGCAGCACTTGAAGTATCTGCGTGAGATACGCTAAAAGTACTAGCAGCTGACTGATTAGCTGACCAGTTAGTATCACCGCCCAGAGATATACCACTACCAGCGGTAACTGTTGTTGCTCCATTACCTATTGAAACAGTTCCTGTGGAAGCAGTTGCTCCAGTAACGTGACCAAAGGTATCAAACGTAAAAGCAAGATCTTGTATAAACGTATTACCACTATTATCTTGACTAAGGTTACCTACACTTGAAGTATCTTGGTGAGATATTGTAATACCACTTTCGGTTCCAACTAATGAACCAGAGATATCAATACCACTACCTTCAATAAGATCAATCGCATCACCAGGAAATACATCATCAACTTTTACATCATTTACTTTAATTTCAAATGATGGATTAGTTGCTTGATATCTTGTATCAAAATCAGCAGATGTTACACCAGTTACATGACCTTGAGCATTAGTAATAATTGACTTAATATATTGACCATCTTGTGTACCTGTTATACCATATGTTCCTGCAGTACCATGATTGTCATGATCAATATTAATAGTATCTGTTCCAGGCGTTGAAGTCAAAGTGATTGAATCTAAACCTCTAAGATTTAAAGTATCAGCATTTGAATCGGCTACAACGTCATTGGCTGGAGTTGCATCAATTGTAAATGTCTTAAACATTCTCAAAGCAGATGCAGCAACAGAACCTCTATCACTGTTTGTAATAGTTATAATATTATCGCCACTACCTACTGTAGTAATACCAGTGCCTTGAGTAAGATTTAATGTATCTGAATTAGTATCTGCTGTAGCACTAGTACCACTTGAAGGAGCTACAGTTTTAAATATATTTTGCGCTGAACCTTTATCAGTGTTAATATAATTAGTTACAATTGTAGCTCCTGTTTTAACAGAACTTTCACTTAGTCCCGATCCGGCACTAAAGGTCAAATTATCATTAGGGCCAAAATCAACACCTTCAATTTGAGGAGTTGCAAGTGTAGCTGTTGATAGGATTAATGATCCATCAGCTTCCCATTGTCCATAAGTACCATCGCCATTATCATGACCATAGTTATATACAATACTATGCGCACCGGTTACTCCATCAGCCAGGCCGGTTGGACTTGTGAGTGGTCCAACTTCTAAACCAAACCCACCAGTAGCAGGTTCAGCTTCTAAGTTGTTACCAGCAAGAACTAAAGTATCTTCAACAGTTAAGGTTTCAGTATTTAAAACTGTTTGTGTACCTTCAACCTGTAAGTTTCCACCAACATATAAATTCTTACCAATCGAAGCGCCACCTGCTACAATCAATGCTCCATCTGTTGCACTACTTACTGATGATTGAGTAGTATTTGTTATTGAAGTTATGCCATCAATAGTTACTGATGAATTAAGATCTGTATGTCCATCAACACGGCCAGTGCCTTTAGCAACAAAGTTGCCTGAAGTTGCTGTTACATTAAACTTAGTTGCTCCTACTTCAAAGTTTCCATCAACATCTAATGTACCATCAATCTGTGTATTACCATTAGAAGCAGTAACATTAAACTTATCTGCTCCAGCACTACCAATTCTAAAGTCGCCATTACCACCTAGAGTTCCTGCAATTTCAGTATTACCTGAAGTAGCAGTTATAGTAACTTTACCAGTAGCAAAGTCACCACCACCAACTCTAAAGTTATTATCAAATCCACCAGTTCCATCAACTTCAAGATTACCATCAATTTGTGTATTACCAGAAGCAGCAACAACATCAAACTTAGATGCACCTGCTGATCCAACCCTAAAGTCACCATCAACTCCAGTTGCGCCATCTACTTCTAATGTACCATCGATTTGTGTATTACCAGAAGCAGCAACAACATTAAACTTATTTGTGCCAACTCTTAAGTCACCATCAACACCTAGTGTTGAATCAAGCTCAGTGGTTCCTGTTACAGATAGACTATCGCCAATGCCAACATTTCCAGATGTTCCAAGAGTAGATAGCGATGTATGATCAGAAACTCCAAGAGTTCCGCCAATAGCAGTATTAACATTAACTACTAAATCATTTTCAACTGTAAGATTATTATTAAATGTAGCATTAGTGTTTGATGCTGTTAAGAATGTTTGATTAGCTCCAGACTTTAATACTAATTGATGAAGCGCAGTAGATGTAAATCTACCAAACTCATCCCCAGCTTCTTTAAGAATAATATCATCACCAGCGGCATCTAGTACAATATCACCACCAGCATCTATTGTAAATGCCCCTGAAGTTACATTAAATGCATTTGCTCCAGCTGAAATTTCATATTGTGATGCATCGAAGACACCTTCAATTTCGTTAATAGCACCTACTAAGAAATTAGCATTTGTATTTAATGTAACAGAACCCGCAGTATGAATGTCATCGTAGATTTCATTAATAGAATCTACAATTGAAGTTTTGTCTGCGGTTTTGAGATCGGACATTTCTCTTCTGTCACCACCAGATCCGGCATTACCAGCATTAAATAGATCAGCTTCGATTTCGTTAATAGCGCCTTGAATAAACTTATTAGTCGTTGTAAGAGTTGTAAGCGATCCAGCAGTTAAAATATCGTCTTGTGTATTTCTAATTGCAGTAGTAAGATCAATTCCAGTATATGGGGTATCTCCAATCTCGGCATCAAGAACTCTAACAGCAGCCGAAAGATTAGTAGAGTCAGCAGCATCGACAGGGCCACCAGTTCCAAACAACATATTACCAATTTGAGTCTCATGTTCTCTTAATGAATCTCTTACGTTTTGAGCGCCTGTTGTTAACTCATAGTCTGAGTTTTCGCCTCTTAAAAATGTTTCGATTTCGTTAATCGCAGCAACAACGTTATTAGCATTTGTGCCCATAACATAACCAGTTCTTTGAGTTGTATCATCTCTTAAAACATTTTCTAATTCGTTAATTGCAGAAACAGCATCAGTTGTTACATTAGTATCTAAGACTGTATGGTTACCAAGTTCAGTTCTTAGTTCTTCAATAGCTTCTTTAAAGAAGTCAGCAGATAATCCAGTAAACGATACACCAGTACCATTAACAAATAACTCTTTATGTAATTCATTAATAGAATCTACAATCGAAGATTTATCTGTGGTTAATAGACTTGCTCTTGTTCTTTTAGTTCCACCTTCGCCATTAAATAGATCTTCTTCTAATTCGTTAATCGCTTCTGTTAAATCAGTTGACGTTGTGTGTAGATCAAGATCACCAACTTCTGTATGTAATTGATTAAGTGCGCCAGTAATTGTATCTGAACCAGAATCAATAGAAGTAATATTTTCGTTACCAATTTGATCTTCATGTTCTCTTACTGCTGCTGTTAGGTTTGAAGCAGATGTTCCTAAATTAATAGCGGTAACATCTCCAACTTCATCGTGTAATTGATCGAGGGCGCCAGTAATAGTATCGTTAACGGCATCAATACCAGTAATATCAACATTACCAATTTGATCTTCGTGTTCTCTAATAGCAGTTTCTACAGTTGAAGCTGTTGTACCCATTGCTATAGAAGTAATTGTTCCAAGTTCAGCATCGTGTTCATTAATTGCTAGAACTAAGTCATTAGCAGCAGTTGTTAAACTTTCAACAGTACCAATGTCATCTTGTAATTCGTTAATTGCAGCAACAAGATCTAAAGAAAAAACTTTAATTTGCTCTGCGCTAGAAGCTGGAGTAGTTAATTGTATGTATGTTCCATAAGTGTTATCAACTACAACCAAGGGTCCATGATTAGTTCCAGTAATTGTATCGTTACTACCCAATGCTCTAATTAAAGTTGAAGCACTAAACGTACCATTATATGTTTTAACTCTTATAACACCATCAGATACAGAATGTAAAGTACCATACCAAGTAGAATTAGATTCAACAAGTGCCTGTGTGGCTTGAGTATCACCTTGATAAATTGTAACACCTTCTGTATAATTTGTAAGAGTAGGTGATCCAGTTTGAGTAATAGTCGCTTTAATATTTACTGAGTGGAATCCATTAGGACCCATTCCTTGAGTAAGTTCAGTACCACCGTTATAAACTCTAGCAATAGCAACAGGGTATGATTCAATTACGATTCGAATTATTTTTGCAGCTGCTACTGTATCAGGAGAAGAAGCTCCAACTTTAAGATCAGCTGTTGTACTGAATGTACCAGAAGAATCTCTTACCAGAATTTTATCAGTAGTTGCTGATACAATATAGCCTTGCCAGCTTGGCGTTCCACTTGTTCCTTGATAAATAACAGCATCTTGTACATATGACGCGTCAAGAGAAGAAACAGATTCTAGAATAATATAACCAGCAGTATTATCAATAGTATGAGCTGGACTAGTCTCAAATCTACTAGTTTTAGCTGGAGACGAAGTATCAGGACCAGCAAAAAGAGTTTGGCCTGCTGAAGCTGAATAGACATATGTCTTATCAGCCATTAGCGCATTGAGTTGTTCGTTATCACCTAAGTGTAACGAAATCTCGTTTGACTTCTGTCTAAGTTTCTCTAATGTGTCCGTTTTATAAATTCTAGTTTCTTTGTTAGCCATTATTTTCCACCAATTAGTTTCTGTAGCATTTTCTTAATTTCAGCAACATCGCTCTTTAGATTATCTATATCTTTACTCTGTTGCATATCAAGTTTTTGTTTATTTTCATTTGCTTTAATCTGAGTTCTTCTAGATAGATAAGCATCGTTATTAGTATTTATAATAGCTTTAGTAGCGGTATCTCGCTCGAGGCCAGGATTATCTTTTACTTTTACTTTTTTATTAGCCATAATATTTCCTATTAAGTAGCAGCAATTGCTCTAAAGTCTTTAACAGTTGGTGGTGTTGATGAATTTTGAGATCTTAAAATAATCTTAAATGCCATAGAACCAAAACTACCTGTAGGATCAATTGAATATTTAACTTCGTTATAAACACTATTATTATCATTTGTTGGAATTGCATCAACTGGTAAAGCAGCAATCCAATCTAATCCATTAAAATCAATATCAGAACCGGAAGGTAGGGTTTTATAATATAGATCTATATTGGTACCCGATGGTCTATTTACTGAAAGAAACATATCAATAACATCAGCTTCTTCAGCTAAATCGATTTTCTTAGTTATATATTTAGAAAGTTCCGAACCACCATAAGCATTCGTTTCTGCTACAGTTCCATTGCTACCAATTTTGTTTTGAACAGTAATAACTGATAATCTATTAGCATCGAGGACTGGAGTAAGGTGATCATTATCACTTGTAAGAACTGCTTTCAGCGTAAACGTTTTAGTTCCGCCAACTTCGTTAGCAGTTGAAGATACAACTCTTGGTGTTGGGAAGAACTGATTCATATTAGGTAATATTTCAATTATATCTTTTACAGCATATGGAGTTTCAGAACCATCAATTGACTTCTGTGAAGTTGCTGTTAAGTAGTATCTAATATCAGTACCTGGAAGAATTACTTGAGCCGCTTGTAAATGACATACATCGTAATGTCTATTTTCAGTAGCTGTAATATTTACTCCACCGCCTGATCCACTTGTATCTGCAGTATCACTATTGTTTGCTGTGATTGTATATGAATCATGAGTAATATTACTAATAGTATGAGTACCATTAATATTAGTATTATCAATTCCATTAAACGTTGATACACCAGCAATAATAACAGAAGACGATGCTCCATGCATACCATGATTTTTATGTCTTACTGTAATTACGCCAGATCCACTTGTTGTTGATAACGCATCGGGTTTTAACGATTTAACTTCAATAGTATCATTTACAAATGTTACTTCTTTATTAGTACTAAACTGCGCTCGATTAATAGTAAACTTAAGATCTCTGCTTTGATCTGGAGTCCAAGTAGAAGCATTCTGTGAAGTAAAGAACGACCCACCATGTGGTTGCTTATTAATTCTGTAATTAGTATTTGTTACATCAAAGCCTCCCATTTCAGCGACCCAACACTCGTACTCATCACAATCAGCTTGAATAACAATAGCGTATTCTTGATCTTGCATTAGATACACTGGAGTTTCAAAAGTAAATCTAGTTGCAGTTGTTGCAGTTGCTGATGTATTTACATTACCAGGATATAATTCAACTTCACTTCCTGGAACAACAATTTGAGTAGGAGTTCCATTTTCAGTTGCAACAATACTAATTGATACTGGAATTTGAACATCATCCCCAGTCTTTATTGTATACTTGCTTTTAAAGAATAAGTCAATTGAAGTTGCATATATACCACCAGACTTTTCAATCAATATACTTTGTGCTAAAGGATCTGACCAGGTAGTTGCTGTTCTACTAAACGTTTCACTAATAGTTCTATTATCATTTAATCTAGAAGTTTCTAATCTAGGAACCTTAGTGTTGGTAACAGTTCTTTGCGTTGATTCTATAAGACCTTGAGCATGAAACATAGTTTCAGCTGAAGTTCCTTCTGCTTGCTTATCATTAGCAGTAGAGTCTGATAATCTAAATTCCTTAGTACCAGTTTTAAATTTAATAGAAGCATTTCGTGGAATAATAAATGATCCAGTAATAGCACCTGTATTATCAGTAGTTAAAACTCCTGAAGATCCACCTGGGTGCGAAGTTGCTCCAGAATAGTTAATTACATTTGAAGTATTAGACCATTCTTGATATGCTTCTTCTCTACAAAACGCTGTAACATTAATATCATTAAAGAATGCATATACTTTAGTTTTAGGTTTCATTTGTGATGCTTTAAAGTATACCTTTCTAGATCTCATAAATGGTACAAAGTTAACTTCAACAATTCTATTACCAGCTTCTCGTGTTACAGTATCAAACGCTACGTCAGTTCTTAAACCAGATCTAGACTGATTTGAAGTAGCAGTAGTAGTTGTTAATGTTGTTGTACCAATTTGTCCACCACCACCAAAGGGTCTAAATCCTCTTCCAGTAAAGTCCCACCAATCACCTCCGCGAACTCTTCTAGTAGTAGAAGAAACTTCAGTCTCTAATTGTCGACCCGTCCAGTTGGTTTCCCATTCATTCCAAACTGTTCCTAAGATTCCATCTTCTTCAGCTCTTTGAACAAATTGATCATATTGGCCAGTGGCATCAATAATAATGTCTGGTCTTACGTCAGTTTCTTTCCATTCATCTGATTCTGGAGATAGTTGAACTCTACCATTCCAAGTAAATACATTGTATGGATTAACATTAATTGCAACAGAAGCATAAGGCTGTTTAGTGTGAATGACCTGACTATATGGTAGTGTCCAATTTGAACCAGTCTTTTGAGCTGTTCCTGCAATGCTAGGAGAAGTAATAAGATTTACATTTTTTGCTGGACATTCAGGTCTTAAAATACCATTTTCTTTATCAACAGACTCACTACATTCGGGGTGTGTCATATCAGCGATTGATTGATCTTTAAATGAATCTACAATAATACCATTTTTAAATCTGCTTAAACCAGCTCCATCAACCATATGAACATCAGCAGCTGATTGCTCAAGTAAAGAAAGTGATGTATAGTATTCTATATTTTTAATTCTTTTATCAAGCTTACCAATATCTTCCATTGTGTAACGCTTGTTGTCTTTCATTTCTGGAATAATATCAGCTAAGGTAAATCCATAAGGCTTAAGCTTTAATTGATATAGGGTAAGACCATCTTCTTTATCTTCAGGTGGCTGTGGATATTCAGATGGAACACCTTTAATTATTTCAAATTCGCCATCGCGTTTAATAATAAGCTTGTCGATTCTAGGAAGATAGTAATTAATATCAGCAACTAATGCATGACCTACTTTAGGAGCTCCAGATAAACTTGCTCCAGCACTAGTAAAGTTGTTAGCAACATCTGATTTTCTTGGTCTAAAGTCTATGCAATCTCTTAATTGTAAATTGCCAGCTGCTCCAGAAAAACTTGGAATGTTTACATAATCTGCAGTAGGATATGAATCAACACAGAAATAATCTCCAGCTCCATGAATATAATATTTAAATGTTACTACCATATCACCAGTTGGTAAAGGTGCAGTACCACCAATTTTAACAATCTTACCTTCATCATAGAAGTTATCTCTTTGACCATTGTCAAGAGTAAAGTTTGCTGTTTGATCTGTACCACCAAAATCAACAATAGAAACAATTTCAATAATATCAGCTTTGTTTAACTCATAAGAAGCTGCGCTACCATTGGTAACATTTATTGTTTCTACTTGAGTTGTATTAGTTTTAGTTTTTGGTGCAATTGTCTTTTTAATTGTAGCTACAACATTACAAACAACGCCATCAGAAATTCCAATAGCTGATGTATCATATGAAACTCCAGTAGTACCATTACCACCAGCACTTTTATTTCCAAGAACATTAGTTTTAACATCGCCTCCAACGGGAGCAATAATAATATCATTAACGTCTTCAAATAAACCAACTGAAGTTGTTATTGATAAAGTTCCAGATCCAGTTGTTGCTTGAAATAATCTTTTAATAGAGTACGTCGTATCTCGAGTTGGATCTGCTAATGTTTTAATAGCACTTTGTGGTAATTTAAATACTGCTGCGTTATGACCAACATCAAATCTTGTACCATCAGCTGCTGCAACCAAGTTACCAACAAAACCATATGTCGATTGTGATACGTTATCAACAGCGCTAAATGTGCCGGACGACATTACAATATCGAATAGGTATAGTCTTACATGATCCGAGAATGATTCCATTCCTCTTACACGAGCAGTACCAACTGAAGCGGCTGCAGCTTTTAAAGTAATTGGAGTAAAGTTTTCTAGATCTGGAACACCTTGTAATCCAGTTGTATCTAATTTAATATAGTTACCAACATTAATTTGCGTATTAGATTCATTATAGAATCCAGTAGCATCTGATCCTCTAGGCTTATCAATATCAATGTAAGTTGTTCCAACCTTATGGTTTCTATAACCTTGAACATACGCAGTGGATGGTTCAACACCTAACGCAATTTTATCAGCGCTTCCACCTTCAGCCGCCGTATATTTACCAAAGTTACCTGCCTCGTCATTTAAGTGTTCTAGAATTTCTAATTCAAATGGCTTAACGACATAATCACCAGACTCATCAAAGGTTCTTTGCGCAAGTCTTAACGATAGTCCAGTATCTTCAGTTTTATCAGTTTTATCAACGCCTATAGATCCATTTTGAATTGTTAGTAGCGTGATATATTTATCAATTGTTCTACTATCAATATTAATTGGTTGTTTAATTAAAGTTGTTAATATTTGATATCTGTTAGCACCTGGGGCAGAAGTGTTTGGAACTCCTTGAGCATTGTCAACTAACGTAGCATCGCTTGCCGAACTTACAAGATTTTCAGCAACTTGCAGTCCAACAATATAAGAAGGATTTGACGTGTACTTATCTAAAATAAGAGTAGATGAAGGTACATATGTAAAACATCCAGATATAAAATAAACACCTTCTGTTATAGAAACAGAAGAACCTTGACCTACTGGATCAGCAATAGTCGAAGCTGATCCAGTGCCTGTATCTGATCCGCCACCAACCATTCCATATTTTACTGGATCTGCATTTGATGTAAATACTTCGCCTGAAGCAAACTTTTCTACTGTATTATTTGTACCACCAGATTTTTGATATTTAATATAAAGAGTATCTGGATCTAATCCTTCTGCAACTACTGCTTGTAAAACTGTTGCTGTTACTTGGTTACCACTATTACCAGTACCAGTAATTGTACTTCCAACAAAGCTTTGTAACCCACCCGAAGTATATGCTACACTACTATAAGTAAATGAAGCTTCAACTTTGATATAGTCATATTCAATGTTAAGAGATAAGTCTCCATTTACAACTCGTGAACCATCTTTAAAAGCGTATTGTCCATGCCTATCAATCTGAGCCTGCAAGGCTGATTGCATTTGAGTAAGTTCTCTAGCTTGTACTGCAAATCCAGGACGAAACAAAATCCTATGATAGTTTTTAGCTTCATTGAAGTCGTCGTAATATGGCGAGACTGAATAGGTTTTTATAGATGTTGTAGTCATATTTTCTCTCTTTTAAACTAATATTTATATTAGAATTCGATGATGATTTTTATATCTTCAATTTGCGAAGCGGTTCTATCAATCGGGTTTCTGTTTTCTAAGAATATAACATCACCACTATGAACGTCAACTTCTGGATTAATTAGGAAATCATTAGAAGCTGGTTTTGGTGTTCCTTCAGCTCCTGATGTTGCTCCAGCAACAGTACTTCCAGTAACAAAATTACCATAACCAGTTTTAGAATTTTGTAGATAATGCACATAACCAGTTCCACTATCAACTTCAACTACAAACGCTTGTGCTAAGGTTGCGCCACTGCCTTGAGTGATTAGTTCATCAACAGTAAAAGAAGATGTTGTTGACGCAAAGCTAAGAGCTGGAGTTGCCTTTAGAGTAGCAGAAGTTGAAATAGTAGCAGTTCCAAAGTTAAATGGATTTTTTACTAATGTGATTTGTCTAAAGTCATTACCAGTTGTTAGGTCACCACCACCAGTTCCATCTAGTAATGTATTAACTGCCGAGAAGAAACCACCAAGTTCTTTAACTGGATTTGTTCCATGACCATTTTCAGGAGAGAGTACAGCCCGAGCCGAAGCATCAGAACCACCTCCACCAGAAATTACAATATGAGCAGTAGAATAATCAGTACCTTTTGCGGTAACTGTAATTTCTGTTACAGCACCACCAGAAATAGTAGCAGTAGCAGTAGCTCCTGTTCCAGATCCAGTAATATAGACATTAGGAGCTGATGTATAACCAGTACCACCCGAGCCAGCTGGTACTTCAATTCTTTCAATACCAGCTGCAGTTGTAGAATCCCTTGAAGCCTTTTGGTTTAAATACTGAGCATAATCACCTTCAGATAAAGCAACTTCAGCAGCAGCATCATCAGCAAATGATTCAACATTAATAGTTTTAACAGGCATATAAGAAGTTGTAAGGAATTTTTCTGCATCGGCGACGGCTACCGTATACATATATTTCCAAATATAACCATCAGATTCCGCTGTTGGAGCAGTCAATGTTTGTGTTGGTTCTTGAGTTGATCCAGTGCCAGGAGAGTATATAACCTTATATACTTTAAACTCTGATGTAATAACATAGAATGCTTTGTCAAACATATTAGGATCGTTTGAGTCCCATTCAACATAGCTAGTACCAGTAGTCCAAGTATGTCTTGGAACAACATGAGATACATCTGCAGCATTTAGCTTTTTAAGCGCAAAAATGTTTTCTCTAGCTTCTACAAGATCATCAATTGTATCGCTTGGGGTAAATGGTTCAGTATCTGTTGTGTCTGAAACTGAGTATGACCATGCATCTGTTTTACCAATTGCTACGAATACGCTTGAACCAGATACCGGTGTGTTAATATCGTCTTTGAAATTCTCTGCATTCAAAGTTCTGAATTTAGAAGTTACTATTGCCGTCATGATTATTTCCTATTAATTTGTGTGTACAAACGAGTTAACGTTATATTTATTTATATCACTTATCGAAGTACTTTGTAAATCTACACCGCCTAATACCTCTAAAGTTTCATTAAAATCGTAAAGCATATTATTGTTTAATATGTTTGTTTTTTGACTATAATAGTCATTTTCTGGTTGGGTTCTATATCCAGCTGAAACAACGGTTACTTCATTACCGCCCATAAATTTATCTGATGCTGGAGTAGTTTCTGTTATATTCCAGTTTTGGCCAGATGTAAGAACGCCCTTTTGTAAAAGCTTGCCATTATATAATTGCCTGGCTCTGACTGAAGCAACAGTTTGGACAGGGTTTATAACTTTATTAAATTGCGGATCAATACTAGTATGATTTAATTCTAAAATCCTAGTAACCTTTTGCACTTTAACTCTATCTTCATTCTTAGCTCTTGAAGCAATATAAACTCCAGGTGTTATAACATAACCAAATCCTGGATTAACAATTTCTGCTGATACTATTTTAGATGGAACTAATTGTACCTTTGCTGTTGCGTTACCAGCAATAGATATAGTAGGAACTTCAGTATATCCAGAACCAGGATTAATAATATTGATATGTGACACAGAACCATTTTCAATATAAGCAATAGCAGTTGCGCCAATACCATTTCCGCCAGATATAACAACTGTAGGTTGTGATGTGTATCCACTACCAATAGAATTCATTTCTATTCTATTAACACTAGTAGGTGCTAATATATATTTACCACTTGCTGTAATATTAGTTTCTAATGGTATGCCAAGATTATCTTTAGATGTTGGTTGATCAAATAATATTTCTGGTGGTATAGAATATTTTTTAGTTGTATCTGGAACAACATTAATACTAGCAATTTTAGATAAATTTGGATTTCCTGCAACATTAGCAAAGGCAGAAGAATAATTAGCTCCAGCATTTGTAACTGTGGCTCCATTAATTCTGCCTTTAGCATCAATAGTACATGTAACAACAGCTTGTGTTATTGTTTCACCAGTCCGTTCTACACCATTAATCACAATTGTAGGAGCACTTGTATAACCAAAACCAGTATCTGCTATTTCAACACCAGTTACTGTACCAGCATTTACGCCAGACTGTGGTACAACCAATGATAATCTTCCAGATCTATGAATATCTACATATGTAAATGGTAAATACTGTGAAGCAAACATTTCAACAAGTAACGCAATATCTTCAATACCTATAACACCAGGCTGTAAGTCTGGCATGGAAGATAATGTAAATCTATTTGTTCTTCCATAACCAAAATAGCTTTCACCTGTTAATTGATTATGTTTAGGACCACCAACATATCTTAATTCTCTTAGGAGTTTTTGATCATCTCCTAGCTCATCACGAGTAGCAAATAACTGAATTAAAATTTCAGCAAAGTATTTAAAACCTGCTGGGTGAACTAATCGATTATAGAAGAAATCCCACGATGATAAATTTTGACCAGTACGTATGAGATACGAGAATTTTTGATATCTTAAACTATCTTGAATTTTAATTGTATCAGACAAGAAACCTTTCTTATCTAAATAGATACCACCCTTTGGAAGAGCTGGATTTACTTCCCAATTACCTGATGATGGAATAAGAGTTTCATCCCATGGATATTCGACTTCAACTTCATCATCAAATAAAAGTCTAAAGAAAACTTCAATAGAATCTGATGAACCACGAATTTTATAATACTCTGTAATTGCTTTATAAAGATTTCTTTTATTAACTTGAATCGAACGAGGAATAACAGCAGCAATTTCTTTTTGTATAAGTTCTAGGTATTGAGATGATGTCCTATCAATATCCATAGACTCTTCAATCGTATTAAGAGCATATGAAGCGCCTGGGCCAGCCCAGTATTTAATTGGTGTTACAAGAGAAGCTTTTTGTGTATTATAAGAATCTAATCCTGTGACAGTGAATGTCTTACCAATAGCAGACCTCGTCGTAGCAAGAGACCCTGGAAGATTATTACCGTTTGTAATAAAAACATTGTTTTCATCCATTGCAAATGTAACAATAAATCCAGCACTATCAGTTAATGTAAGTACCGAGTTTGCTCCATCATCATCAGTAAAGAAATGATCGTTTTCATTCTTAGGATCATTAACTCTAAATACTGCTTTACCATCTAATACTATATCAGTGTATGTCTCTGTCTCTTGATATATAAACTCTTCTAAGTTCATATACGTATAATAAGCTTCTAATAATAGTTGTATACCACCAGAATTTTCTAGTATCTCAGATGGTATTAACTCTTCAGTTCTTAAGTTTTCTTTTGTTACCGCTTTGGAAGAAGCTCTAGATTCAATATACCCAGGTGAAGATATATCCGAAGAAAAATGAACATTATTAGGGTTATGAGTTCCAGCCATCTTATCTGAGCCTTGAAGTAGTTGTATAGTTAATCGTACCCGAAGAACCTGATACAGAAATTGTATCGACACTTGGAGTGATTTGTACTCTTAATGGATCAATAGCAATTAACTGATCTCTCTTTGGTGCTAAATCTAATGAATCCGGAGTAACTGTAACTCTAATTGTATTATTAGAATCATCATCAGGAACAAAGTTGTTTAAAATAATTGATCCAGCTGTCACATCAATAAGTCCAGCATCATTAATAACAGTTACATTCTCAGAGTTAATAACTTTGTAAACAATAACCTGTCTGTCTGTAGATCCACTAATAGGAATATCACCAAAGTATACTTCTTCACCACCATATTTCCACATTGTTGAAGAAATAATAAAGTTAGCAGAAGATCCTGACTTAAAGAATGGTGCTGTAAACTGCAAGTTAAAATTGTTATCCTGGCCAGACGCAAGTTTATTGGGAGTAATATTCATAAACATATATGGTCTTACATTACTATTTTGAATAGACGGATCAGCATTATCAATCGCTTTAAGTAATTGAGAATGTCTAAATACACCATCAAACTTATTAAGTTCATTAAAGTTATAATCAGATATAGTATCTCTCACAACAGCAGTTAATTCAACAGATGATCGATCTGTTAAGTTTGGATTATATTTAAATGCCACGTCTAATTCTAGATATGTAAAATTAGGATCAACAATAACTGGAGTAATAGATACAACACTCTTACCTTTAAGAATTGTATTGGTAATTTCGGTTTTTTCGTTTTGAGTTAATATCTCGTTAACAAGTGGTTTAATTGAAATATAAACAGCACCATAATCTGGTGGATTATTATCTTCGCCACCCCATGTAGAGATAGAATTAATATTAGTAAATTCTTTTTGAATAATTGCTCTATAATCATCAGAAGTTACAGCTCTATTCTGAGATGTAAATGTTAAAGGCGCGTTAAATCTTATAGATTCGTTTGTTTCTTTTGGTGTGCCGCCTTGAGCTTTAGATAATGTATTAACTGTAATATTTGCATATCCACTAATGTTATCTACCATTGTAAATACATTAGCACCATTTGAATCTTCACCATTTGTAAAGACATAGTCAAGAGTTACAATATTATTATTAAGCGGTTTCTTACCTGTAACACCATCGCCGAAATATACCTCAAAGTATTCATTCGAATTTTCTTGGAGATAAAAAACTCTACTTGATGAATTAACATTAAGTAAAGATTCAAACTGCGTATAGTTATCATAAGATGTAGATTGCTCATTAGCTTGAATAAGAACTCTTAATGTTGAAGTATCGGCGTCGTCATCAGATATTTGATACTTTTGATTTTCAATATCATTATCAACTCTATATAAAAGCTTCTTACGAGTTCCTTCTACAACTATTACATTATCAAATGTAAATGTATTACCATCGTCTGAAATAACAGCAGACTGCTCTTGAAGTACAACATATCTATAATTTCTACCATCAACTTGAGTGGTTAGCTTAGACCCACGAGGAAGAGTTAGCGTAGATGGAATAACACCAGACTCAGCAGAGACGTCTACTGTAATTGTAATAGTAGCTCGAGGTGCTAGAACTGAACGAGGTATATAACCTAAGAGCTTAGCACGAGTAACAATGTTACCACGTATCTGAGCTGAATCTAAAAACGCTTCGTTTAAAGCAAAGTGCGCGGTCATAGCATTATAATGTGTATTATAAGCTAATACATCTAAGAGTGAAGACAAACCCGATCCTTCAAAATCATGACTATTAAAAGCTGTTTGAGTCTTTAAATAGTTCTTAAGATTCTTTTTAATCTGATCGAAATCAAGTTCGGTTACATTTAAATTAGTTGCCATATCTTATTACCTTAAACGTTTTAGTACGATTTCTACTGTTTCTTGAGAATCGTATTCTTTGATTCTAAATTTAACAAGAATCCTATATGAATTATTATCTACTTCATCAACAATATTAATGAATATAAGTTCTACTCGTTGTTCACCATCAGTTATAGCTCTTGCTATATTTTCTTTTAAAGCTTGTTTTGTAATTTCATCAGCCGGTTCAAAGAGAAGAGCTCTCATATTAGCTCCAAGACCAAGAGCAAATGGTTTTTCATAAAAATTAGTTAAGAGTAAATTACGTACAGCATATTTAATAGCTCTATCATCCTTTAATGGTATAATATCATTACGTATTGGATGAAGAGTTAAGTTAAGATCAAGATCAGTCCAGGGCTTTAGTCGCGACGCAGACTGTACTCGCTTAAGATCGCCAATAATACCGCTTGGTTCAAGTATCTGACTGGATTTATCTGATAAATTTGTAGTAGACATATAACTATTTATACCTCTTCGGTAGCAAGATTAGCTTTTCTTCTTACAAGATATTGATTGCATGCAGTAGTAAAATCTTCAGCTTGACTAAATCTTGAATTATTATTTTTTACTAAACCATAAGTTTCACTACATATCTGACCTTCTTTTATAAAGTCCCATGTCGCATCTGGATATTTAGAACTAAGAGTTTTTTGAGCAAGCCTTAGTTCTTCTTTTGTTCTACTATGTTTCTTATACGTGTTATAGTCTCCACCTGCGGCTTCTATGACTTCAACAAAAAGTTCTTCCCATGTGCTATTATAAAAAAGTTGATTCTTTTTCTTTGATCCAAATCCACTAAAGATACTTCCAGCTTTAGGTCCAGCTGCAATATACTTAACGCTATTTCTCATAGCTGTAGATAACAATTTTCTATTTAATTCTTCTAAGTCTTTAACTATTACAGGAGTAGGTTCAGGAGCAACAGGAGGTTCTTCAGGTACCTTAGGTTCGCTTGGTTCTTCTTTTACTGTACCATCATCTTTAAGTTCCATATTAGGAACCGCTGAACATATATCAGATTTAGCTGAAGTTATTAAAGAATCAGAAGTAGTCCCAGCGGGTAGACCTAATTTAGCGACTAAACTAGTTTCATCTAATCCAAGGTTACCTAATATACTATCTAGGTCAGGAAGAGCAGATCCAAACTTTGATTTAAGTTCGGCTATCTTACTCGTCACATCAATAGGATTAGTAGTACCAGATAGATCGTTTATCTTATCTTGAAGACTTTCAACAGCTGGAAGAGTAGGTTTAAATGTATCTAAGTCAGCTTTCATGGCAGTCAATTTAGATTGCATAGCACCAAGCTGATCTTTACCTCCAGCTAAGAGACCGTCTAATTCTGCTTGTTTAGCCTTTAAATCATCTAAGGCTTTATTATTACCACAACTCATTTATATCTCCTATGTTCCACTGATTGGTGCAGTTGTTGGTTGTGTTGCTGGACTTGGACTTGCTGATCCGCCAGTACCTGGAACTTCTGTATGCGTATGAGTATGTAATGTAACGTTATTAGATGTAATATTACCAGCAGGTAGATCAATACTTCCTGTAGGTGAATCTAATGTCATAGAAGTAAGAGCATCAATATCCATTGTATCAGCCGATGTTGTTTGACTACCAACAACACCGATTATCTGATTAGCATTAACGCTAAGAGTATAATCGGCTAAGGAGGTATGACTAAATGTACCAGCATTCATAACAGTCTTATTATTCAAAACAGTTGTTGCCATATTATTTGTAATAGCAGAAGTAAAATCATTACCAACAGTTAAGAGCTTATCGTTTATAATATTAGTAGTAGAGTTATTCATAACACTTAGGTTATCATCCACACCAATATTAGTAGATCGGCTACGGACGATTTCAGCCTCATGATTACCACCAATCTTCTGTTGTAAGGAACCTTTGATATTCATAGTCATATCTTTCTCTACCTGAAGATGATAGTTACCATAGACCATCTGTCTTAAATCGCCATCAACAGTCATAGAACAATTACCTTTAATATGAATATTCTTATTACTAAATACTACTTCATAGTCATCACCGACTATTTTAACCTGTCTTGTACCGTCTGTATAAATCTCTTCATAAGAACCTGATGTATGCATACGATGAGTACGTTCATTACCTGGTGTATCGTCAATTTCTGTAACATGACCTGACTCTGACTGATTTACTTTATTATATGGATAATCAGGTATATGACCATTCATAGGAGGTAATTCATTCCATGGACTCTCAGCATAATATGCGTCAGCCTTATTATCGGATACAGAAGGAATTTTAGGAGGAACCGCAATCTGAATATCGGATGGAGAGGAACCTTGAGCTCTTATATCCATCTGATCAGAAGCGGAATACTTAGTCTGGCGACCTGCGAAGTTTATATCTGATTCATTCTGATATTCTTGTAAAGGATAATGATCTCCCGTAAAGCCTAATGACTTGGACCGAGGAGAATTTTGAGAAGCGATAGTACCCATGATAATAGGATCTTGAGCTGATACACCATCTCTAAAGAAACCGACTACCCATGAACCTTCCATTAAACCGTGAGGCGTATCTCCTATACCAGAAGTACCAGATGACGTAGTAGGTAACATAACTGTAGCCCATGGTAAGTTGTCGACATCTATAGTACCTTTATTCTCTGTATGAAATCCAAAGCATCGTACTTTAACTCTGTTCATTTCTAAAGGATCAAATCGATCTTCCACTACACCGGTAAACCATGTGAATCCACCACCTATAAACTGATCCATTCTATTCATTATTACTCCCTTTCCGACTCATTTTTTCTGCGGAAAAATTTTTTTGATGTGTTTCTGTCAGAACTAAATTCAACTTAAATATCTCTTTTCTGTATATTATCTAATGACTCTATAAAGGAATCCTTTACTAAGAGTAACTTCATACGATACTCGTCTTTAAAGTCATGTAGTATAGAAGATACTATATACTTACCAGATAAGAACAAATCTTTACCTCTCTTATCATCTCCAGCCTCCACCGATTTAACTACATTAATATCTATAGTCATACCAACAGAGAGATTAAAGTCTCCGTATATCTCAACGTTTAATTCCAAGGTATCCATATTCTGTATATAAGCATTCGCTGAAAGTATCTCAGTGTTCGCTGGGGCATGGTAACTAGACCCCCCTGATACGGCTTGGGAGTTAAGACTGATATAAAAGTTAGTCGAATCACTATGCTCATTGAGTACTCTCTCTTGTATCTGACTACCCTTAGGTAATACTCCATTAGCATTGAGTCTAAGGTCTTTATCACTGTATGAGTGACTGTGTGTCTCGTATGACTTAGTTGCTATATCTATAGTATGTAATGTAGATGAATAAGCTCCAGCACCTATGTTCATATACTGACTCATATTAAACTCAGATGATAACGTTAATACCTTCCGAGCAAGTAACTTATTGTTCTCTTCACTACCAACTATAGTATTAATATTAGGAGCGTACTTATACTCTCTATAGGATTCCTTATTAACAATGTTCTCATAAGAATTAAAATGTATACCATCACCAAGAGTCTCATAGAAGAAGAACGGTGTACCATTATCATAGGATCTCCTTACTAACCAATTAATAAGGTACATAGGTCTCATACGTGGATATACACCTACTATAGTCTGTTTAGTCTCTGTATTAATAGAAAGATTCTTCTCATCTATAGACAACTCATCTGTACAGATATTCTTTATTAACTGTCCTGGTACATTGTTAAACGGCTTAGATATAGTCTTAGACTGACTGATATAGGCATGCTCTGAGACTACTCTGAATACATACGTCGCTGTACCTGGACTGAGTTTAGCGTAACTATGTATCTCTGCGATTCTGAATTTGTGCGAGTATTTGTCCTGTTGACCATCTTGAAGTCGTCTCTTCAGTACTAGGTGTAGTCCCTCCCCACTCACACATTTCACTTTTTCAAGCAGTTGGGCAGCATCTAATATAGATACCTCACCTTGCAAACTACCACTATACAGAGACTCTTCTATAGAGAGAGATGCTATAAGATCTCCTATACTATACTCTGTTCCATTACTACAAGTAAGTACTGCTTCTTGTAACTCATACGATGATGGTATTATAGCATCTGATCCATTAGCAAGTTTACTATTAGTATTAGACATTGTTTATTATCGCCTCATATTTTTCTACGAAGTCTGTTATATACTTTGGATCTATTACTCTTATCTTAGATCGGCCTTCGTTACTTGTAAAGAGTTGATTCCTATTCGTATGATATGAAAGTTCTCCGCTCGGCTGTCCACCATTAATGAATGTCCCAACTGTTTGCAATCTCATATCTGGATCGTCTGTCCTATAGTAGTCATGGGGTGCATCGATATACTTATAGACATCATATGTATTAACGCTATCGTCTGAATCAGATCCTGTTATAGATTCTGTTGCATTAGATGGTCCTGGAGCTGAAGATCCTATGAATGATCCTACAACAGATTGCAAGACGAGTTGATTCATATCTAGATTCTTCTTTACTACAATACCTGTTGCATTCGACGTCGTACCTGTTACTGTTTCTCCTAACTGAAATCGTCCTGCTAAGCTATTAGGATAGGATGATATCACTCCTGGATCTCCTGTCTCATCTACATAGGGATTCGTTGTAATGACTACTCCCTCATATTCTTGTGCCATATACGCTTGAAGCTTTTCTTGACTCATCGGCCATGCAGCAAGTCCGTCATGAAGGAAATCATTAATAACGAAGAACGTCCAATAGAACTGAGTAGTACCATACAAGCGTTGCGACACAATATCCGGTCTTTCACCATTCTTTATATCATAGAAGCTATACGCATTAAGATCATCAAGGAATGCTTTGAGTGGTCTTGCACTTCTATAGATATCGACTACTGTCTGTTTGATACCATTACGATCAAAATCATAAGGTAGATTAGGAAACTGTCTAAAGTAACTCATATTATCCTCCTACTCTATTAGATACGTTTACTTCTTTATTCTGATTAAGGCTATCTGCAGAATCGCCAACAACATGACCGGCTGATTCATATCCATCTATATAGTTAAGACCTGATCCATATAGATCATCTCTTGTAATTGCACGTACCTCTTGGAATGATAACGTAAGATCAATCTCTACTGGTGCAGCTCCGAGCTTACCATCGTTTGCATGAAAGGAATTACCTGTTGCATTATAGCTCGCTGTCATTCCAGTAAGATATGTATCTATGATTCTTGGCATATACTTATTGACCTTACCACCAGCCATGAATTTGATACGAAACGTAGGTGGATACTCTAACGATCCTGCACCTATATCCTTTGGATACATATACTTTCTAAACGCATTCTCTATATCATGAGCTGTTACTGATTCTGAAGCTGATGTAGGTACAAGCTTGAATGCAAATTCGAATTGTCTTACATTGACTCCTTCGAATGTCGTTGCAGTATAGGGATTAACTATCAATCCACTCTTCAGTTCAGCTGATTTTGCAAATCCACCAATGCCAGGAACAGAACCCAGGGCCCCTGTTATGTTTTTAATGCCTACTGATGCCACGTCAGCTCCAGTAACGCTTTCACCATTTACTGCAGCATTTGCAACCATACCACCAATGCCTAATTCAGCAGACCCGTAGTTCATACCGTCATTAGATCCTATACCCACTGGGACGAACAAGTGAATCTGAGTGAACTCAGGAACTCCTTTTCTTGCCATTGAGAAAGATACGTGTGGAAATCCATCTTCGGATACTCTTGACCTGAGTGTCTCAGGGAATGTTAAGATTGTCATGTGTTTGTCTACCTATATAAATACTAATACATTAATAACTATAGAACTATTTATATGGCTTGGAAGTCTACATACTCTGGAAAATACACTGTTAAGAACAAAAAGAAGTATGCTGGAGATCCTACTAAGGTTAAATACAGATCACTATGGGAACGTAATGCAATGCGTTGGTTCGATGGTAATCCTGCTATAGTACGATGGAATAGTGAAGAGGTAGTCATTCCATATAAGTGCAACACTGATGGTAGATGGCATAGATACTTTATCGATATGATGATTGAACAATCTAATGGTGACATCATCCTAGTTGAAATCAAACCTGCAAAACAGACTGTACCACCTAAGAATCCTAAGCGTAAAACAAAAAAGTATCTCAACGAAGTAAGTGCTTATATAAAGAATACGTCTAAATGGACCTATGCACAAGAGTACGCTAAGTCACGTGGTTGGAAGTTCCAAATTTGGACCGAAGTAACTCTTAAAAATATCGGCGTTAAGATGATTAACGAGTCTCCTAAGAAGAAGCCTTATAAATAAATTGGTAAACTACCAATAGGAAGATATAAATAGTTATATGGCTGATTCATTATTCGATACACTACAATCGCAAGCATTTAGAGCTGGGATAACACCTAGGACTAAGGACGCTCAAAACTGGTTTAAGCGCAACGTTAAGAAGTTGGGTGATACTAATCCACGATCATTGCTTAAGGATACAGCATTAGAACCTACAACAAAGCCAAGAGTTGGCGATATGATGATGTATTTCTATGATCCTAAGCATAAGGCAACATTACCATACTACGATAGATTCCCTCTAACGATTATGGTTGAACCTGCTAAGGGTGGTTTCTATGGACTAAACTTGCACTATCTATCACCAGGAGTACGTGCTCGGTTCTTAGATGCAATGATGGACTTAGCACCTAAGACTATGAATGATACTACACGATTGCAGAAACTACGTTATGCAACTATTGTTGGCGCTAAAAAATATAAAGAATTTGCACCATGTTTTAAGCATTACTTAATGGACCATGTTAAGTCTCGTATAGTACGTGTGCCTATGACTGAATGGCCTATTGCAATATTCTTACCAACAGAACAGTTCAAAGGTGTTAAAGCCGAATCTGTTTGGAGATACTCAAGGAAACAATACGCATCATGAACAGTATAGACAACCTTAAAGCAGTAATATCTAAGAAGGGTGGTCTTGCAATGCAAAATCGCTTTCAAATATTCTTTACTCCTCCTACAGCCAACAGTGTTAGGTCATTACTTAATCAGGATATTGGTAGTTTGATTGGTGACCTTGCAAAGAACGCTATTAGTGGTGGATCACCAAAAAATCTTATACCAGATCCAAGAGATATTGCATTACTATGCGAAGCTGTTAGCTTTCCTGGTAGGCAAATTAGTACTATAGACTATATTGCTGAACGACAAGCAATTAAGATCCCATACTCGGTTATCAATGAAGATATCAGTATGACCTTTCTTCTTACTAATGATTACTATATCAAAAAGATGTTTGATGCGTGGTCTACTGGTATATTCGATGTTGAAAATTATAGGGCAGGATACAAAAAAGATTTCGTTACAGATATTGTTATACAACAGTTAGATCAAAACAATATCCCAGTTTATGCTGTAAAACTGGAGGGTGCATTCCCTACAACAATCAGTGCAATTAATCTGGACAACAACAGTGAAAACACCGTTCAGAAAATGACAGTGACAATGAGTTACGAAAACTACGTACCAGAAGATATTGTGGATACCGCGTTCTCAACAGCAGGAACGGTTCTCAATTCGCTTCTTGGTTAATATGATTTAATATAATTTTTTATAATTAGGAGAATAGAATGGCTTTACCCAAGATTAACGTACCTATGTATGACGTGTATTTACCGTCAACAGGTGCAAAACTAAATATGAGACCTTACTTAGTAAAAGAAGAAAAGGTCCTAATGATAGCATTAGAATCCAGTGACCCTGGACAAATTGCACAATCAGTACGGAATGTTATTAGTTCGTGTTATTCAATTGAAAACATTGATGATCTAACAACATTTGATATAGAATATTTGTTCTTACAACTAAGAGGTAAATCAGTTGGTGAGGATATGGAATTACAGCTTAAGTGCGATAAGTGCGATACGTTAAATCCACTTGTTGTTAATGTTAATAATGTTAAGATGACAAATATTAGTGATAAAACTAATGTTGTAATGATAAATGATGAAGTAGGTCTTAAAATGAAGTGGCCTTCAGTTAAGACATTTGGTAGCATTGATGCAACAAAGTTAAACTCAGTTGAAGGTTTAATGGATCTAATAATGGAATGCATTGAAAGTATATTTGATGCAGATGCAGTATACAATAGAGATGAAATGGGTAAAGATGAATTAGTTAATTTTATTGACAACTTAAATTCAGCACAGTTTAAAAAGGTGCAAGAATTCTTTCAAGACATTCCAGCTGTAGAGTATAAGACTAAGTTGATATGTCACCAATGCAAAGAAGAGAATGAGATTGAGTTAAAGGGTCTGCAAAGTTTTTTTTCATAGGCCTTTCGCACGAAAGCTTAACCAATTATTATAAGACAAACTTTGCATTAGTACAACATCATAAGTACAGCTTGACAGAATTGGAAGATATGCTACCATGGGAAAGGCAAATATACGTTAGTCTATTACACCAATATATTGAAGAAGAAAATCGAAAAATGAAACAGAGGAATCGATAATGACAGAAGAAACAAAAGTACATCACCCAGCAGATAGCAACGGTGATGGTAAGGTATCCAAAGAAGAAGAAGCTATGTACCTTGAGTTTAAACGTAAAGAGCTTGATGATCAAGATGCTATGCGAGATGCACAAAGATCAATGGCTTGGTTTGCGCTAGGTGGTATGTTACTGTATCCTTTTGCTGTAGTACTAGCATCATTAGCTGGTCTAGACCAAGCGCAAGCAACTCTAGGTAGTATGGCACCTACATATTTTGTAGCTGTTGCTGGTATTGTTGCAGCATTCTTTGGGGCTCAGGCATTTAACAAAAAATAAAGGTAGACACTCATGGCAGATGATAACACAGGGCAATTTCAAGAACTAATCGATTTAATGGCGGCTAATAATAAGTCAACCATTGAGATTGAACGTGATGGTAGAAATACACGACGTCATTTATTGGAAATGAAGAAACTGCAAACATCTGCTCTTGAGACCAATAAGAGTATATCAACAGTATTTGAAAACTTCTTTGAGGCTATGGACGCTAATAGGCTTTCTGATGCAGAAGGAGAGATGGAAAGATTATCTTTATTCGAAGATATTAGAGCGTCGTTAGATGGTGGTATAGTAGTTAACGATAACGGTAAGTCGGATAGTAAATCTGGTCCTGGTATGATGGGCAAGCTCGGTGGTATGATGGGCGGAGCTGCTATGGCCGCTGGCGCATTACTTGCAGGTGTAGGTATAGGTGCAGCTGGTCTTACATATGCTATGGGCAAGATGGAAGAGTTAGACACTAAAAAGATTAAAGAAAACGTTGATGATCTATTGTCAATGGCTGAATCTGATAGAATGACTGTAGGTAATGTTGCAGCAGTTTCTGCTACAATGCTGGCTTTAGGCGTTGGCTTAGCTGCATTTACTATAGGCGAAGGCGCATCAAAAGCTGTTGCTAAGTTCTCTGAAGGTAACGACTGGCCACAAGATATTAAAGATAACGTAGAAACATTATTATCTATTGGTGATATACCAGGCATGGGTGGAAATGCTGCTGCTGTAAGCTTAACATTAACTGGTCTAGGAATTGGACTGGCTGCATTTGGTATAGGTAAAGCTGCAGACGGTGTTGGTACTGCAATATCATCATTTAGTGAAGGCAACTTCGCTGATAACATTAAGAAAGAAGTAGAGACTCTATTATCAATAGATACTGCATCAGCTAAAGATACAGCCGGTTTAGTTGCTACATTAACAGGCCTAGGAATAGGCTTATCAGCGTTTGCTATAGGTAAAGCTGGATCTGGTGTTGGTGACGCAATAACAACATTTCAGGGCGATAACTTTGCTGCTGATATTAAGAAAGAAGTAGAAACATTACTATCAATTGATACGGGTGCTAAAGGCGATGTTAGTGGATTTGTAGGAACTATGACAGCTCTATCAGCCGGTTTAGTTGCATTTGCTATAGGTAAAGGCAGCGCTGGAGCTGCAGATGCTCTTACTAAATTTACAGCTGGTGATAATTTTGCTGAAGATATTAAACGCGAAGTCGATACACTATTAACTATTGGCGATAGCGCTGATATAGAAAGAACACTAGCGGCTACTGGATCTCTTGCTGCCCTAGGTGCTGGTCTAACTGCATTTGGTGCAGGTAAAGGTGTCAATGCTCTTGCTGACCTAGGGTCTTCTATTGTTGGATTCTTTACTGGATCTAAGAGTCCTGTAGAACAAGCTATAGAAGTAGGCGAAAAGGCAGATACTATTACTGCTGGTGCAAATGCATTTAGTGCGTTTGCTGATGTATTTGAAAGAATGAGTACGATGGGTGATATATCAATTGATATGGATGATGCAATTGAAGAAATGGTAGAATATACCAAGCTCTTAGAAACTGTATTACAGGGTGGTAAATTGACCAAAGGTACAAACTTTGAAACTGATGGTCTTGCTAATCTTACAGGTGATGTTGATAAAGCTGTTAGTAATATTAATAGAGTACGTGATGTATTACAATTACAATCTGGTTCAGGTTCTCAAATGCAAGCTGAAGAGTCTCAATCTGGTAATAAGATCATCACTATATCAGCTGAAAATATAGAATTAAGAATGCCACAAGCAGCGGCTCAAGGTAGTACAGTAGCTGTGGCCGATAATAGTAAGAAGTCTAATGTTACCACAACTATAATCAATAGTCAACCTAAAAATAGAATTAACGATACTCTTCAAAATGCTTATGGATAGTAGTCCTGTTGTATACTGGACATCCAAATGGATTGAGACGGGTAATATTATTGAAGTTGAAAAAAATAATGGCAAAAAAGAACTGATACCTGAATTAGTATTAGTAGGAGAAAGAAATCCGGATTATAATCCTAGGAAATAAAAAAAAGGACTCCGAAGAGTCCCTTTAAAGATTACAACAAGGATATACATCCTTCTTTCTTATTATTATATTTGTTATGGCTCTTCGACCAGGTTACTCCCAATCCTTATAGACTTCACCGTTGCCTATTTAAGTTAGCCCTGTTGAGCTAGCTTGTCAAAGTAGGACAAAGTATCCTCTTCAGCTTCATCACTAGAACTCATAGATACAGATTCAGTCGCTGCCATTGTTGGTTGTTCAACAACTGGAGCTGATTGCATCATGGAATTATTATCCATAGAGATGTGACCAGCATCAACGCCTAGTACCTTATTCATCTTAGCTTTAAGTTCATCATATGACTTATAGTTCTTAGGGTCAATGAAGTCATTTAAAGAGTGTAGTTTATTATATACACCTTCAAGTTGTTCTTCATCACCACCCATAAGAGGAGCAGCCTGTGCAAACTCTGACTTATCATAGTTTACCCAACCTTCGACTTTACGAATTTTAATCTTAAAGTCAGCACCTTCCCAGAAGTCGTATGGATTTACTGGTTGTTCATCTGCAAATTGTGGTTGCATTACATCCATGATTTTATCAAAGATCTTTTTACCAAACTTGTATACAAATACCTTACCTTCATTTTGAGGATTAGATGGATCAGATACGACTAGCACATTACTTACATAATGTAACCTACGCTTACGATCACGGGCTAATGCTTTATCCTCATCACGACCAGAGTTCCATAGTAAACCATTTGATTCACTAACAGGATCATCTTGTCCAATTGAAGTTCGGCTATTTTCGATGTACCAAAGACCGCTAGGACCTTTAAATCCGTGATCCCAATAACGAACCCAGGGAAGATCTTCGCCTTCTTTAGCAGGTAAGAATCGTACCACTGCATAACCATTACCAGCTTTATCGCGGGATGGTTTCCAGAAACGATCATCGTCATAGTTCTTTGATTCAGTTTTAGAGTTAACAGATTCTGCTGCTTGTACGAGTTTGTCGATTGACGAGCCTCGCGAGCTCTTTAGGTTTGCAAATGACATTTTATATCTCCGTATTGCGTTGTATTACGACAAAATTGTCGTTTCTATTGTATTTCACATAATGCATAATATAGATCTATTATAACACATTTTCATGCGTTTGTAAACGTTTTTTGTAATAAACTTATACATTTATTACGACTAAAGTTTACGAATGGACTATACTTTTCGATCTTCCGCTTGGTATCAGGCCACATAATAGTGTCTGTTATCGTTGCAGATTCTCTAGGTATGAATCCAAAGATGGCATTAAGAATAACAACAGTCTCTAGACTAATCTCTTCTTGCAGCCATAGTTTAACAAGAGGGGGTAGTTGTCCATCAACAGATTGAAACAATCGATCAAAGGGTATATCCGCTTCTTGTAATCTATTTATATCGATAGAAAACACCCTATGAATACTTTCACGTATTCGCTTAAACTCTCTGTAATTGCGTTCTCCATCTTCATCCATCATATCTCCAATGTAACTAAGACCCATTTTAAAGTTAGAGACATAGTAATCCTTTAGATCACCTTCATGTTTCTTTGCTAGTTTGGCAAAGAAATACTTATCTCGTCGTTTAAAAAAACTCTTTTGAGTTACATTGGATTTAAAGTTATATTTAACAGCGTCATATCCAGACTCAAAGTGTAGCTTTAACGCGTTATATAACTTATATGATTCAAATGGATCCATTATTGTATAGCTCCTGATTCTGACAAGTAGATTGTTAAAATAACCGCGCCAATTAAAGACCAAATTGTTAGTTTAACAATCCCATTAACTATTGCGGTTAAAAAATCAAACATTATTAAGCCATGACTCCTTCGTACAAAGCTTCTACAACTTCGATCTCACCTAGGATTTCAGATAGGTTTTGCTTATGGTAGATGGTTGACATCTTTTTCAAGTGCTTCTTATCAATTTCAACATCTTCACAACATAATTCTACAGCTTCTTTGATAAAATCTTTTTGAGCTTGGATTAAAGTCATAGCATTACTAATTTCAATAATACAGTCTTTGATTCGCTTAACATCTGCTGGTGATGATGGTATAATAACGTTACTCATAATATTCTCCTAAATGGGTAATTGATTACCCTTTTTGCCTCTAATTAAATTAAGTCTTATTGCTTCAACTTCCATCTTATCTTTGAGTGAGTCTGTCAATAGTTTACGTAGATTACTATAGTCCATACCCCTCTCTTCAATAATATAAGTAGCTGCATCTATATAAGACATATTACCTTTCACAACTAGTTGTTCTACGGTAGTTGAGAACCGCTTCTTTGTCATTATCTTTTGTTCTAAATCTATATTCATAGTACCCTAAGTAGTATGCAATCGTCATTTATTCTACCATTGGGTATACTGATCTTAGTAGTAATAGATTCCCAAACTAGCTTGTCGATTTGCTTGATTGATTTCTTTAAAATAAGCGGTAGTATTTCATCTGGCTTTCTTAAGGTAGTAACCCTAGACTCTTTATCGCAGATGTTTTTAATAGTGGTACCGCTTACTTCAAACCCTTTTGTTGAATTTGCAATCAACTGAATCAATTTCCTCGACTTAGTATTGTATATGAACAATACGTCTTTGCCTGGTATCATTATAGGATTAATTGAACTTACTTTAAATTCAATGCTATCTGTTAGATATTTGAGACCTTTGATTTGAACATCAGACGCCTTAGGCTTTTTAGCCTTTGGCACTTTAGCAGCTTTATTAGCTGTTTTTAACTGCTCTAAATCACTGAAGATACCTTCCATTAACTTAAGCATTTTGTTCTGCTTACGTCTAGTGATATGACCATAAGCTTCAACAGCTTGCTCACACGCATTTTCATAAGCATCTTTAAGTGGGCGATACTCAATTTGTACCATATCATTAAACATATTGATACATGAACCTTTAAGATCATATTGCTTAAACAATTTAAACACATCGATCTCTTGATTATAAGTACCACCAACCCATCCTTCAACAATATCGTCCCAATCGCTGCCTATGGTATCATTAACTTTAATACGCTGTCTATCTTGAACTGATATCTTAGGTGCCGTAACTACAGCTGCAGTTTCAACATCAGCGATCTTATCAGCTTGTTCGGACATCCTTTTAAATTCTAAACCAAAGCGTTTGATTTCTGGCTTGGTATATTCATAGCCACGTTGCCATAGCTTTGCTACATTACCTAGTGTAAGAGTAAGCTCCCAGTCCTTAAGCTTCTTAAGAGCTTTGATTTGAGTTTTGTCAT